CACGACCAACCAGAACGTTACTGCTGCTCAGCAGGCCGCCCAGGCTGCGGCGGATGCGGCAGGCGCCAAGGGCAAGGTGCTGTACCAGTCGGCCGCGCCGGCGGTGGCCGACCGCCTGACGCAGAATCTTTGGATCGACACCACCGGCAACGCCAACACGCCCAAGCGGTGGAGCGGCAGTGCCTGGGTGCCCGTGACGGACAAGGTGGCCACGGATGCGGCTGCGGCCGCGGCCAGTGCGCTCACCCAGGTGGCGAGCAAGGCCGATGCCTCAACCGTCTCTGCACTGAGCAACACCGTCACCCAGCAGGGCCAGACGATCACCGCCCAGGGCAGCGATATCACCAACATCAAGGCATCGCTGAGCAATGTCTCTGGTGAAAACCTGCTGCTCGATCCTTCGTTTGCCAGCAGCAACGGGCTGACCAACATACCGGCAGCCGTGGCGCTGCCCCGTAACGACGCGGCTGTGCCGGCTGGTGCGCCGACAGCCAAGGTAGTCAAGGTCACTCCCGCAACAGCCACGGGAAACACGTACTACGGGTTTAGCGCAGCGCTCAATCAGCGTGCCCCGGAGAACGCCAACGCCTCGCAGATCGCGGTGGCAGCCGGCGAGGTGTACGACTTCGAGCTGTACGTGTTCATTACTGCCGCCCGTGGGCAAGCGGGTCTGTGGATTCAGTTCTATGACGCCGCTGGCGCGAGCGTGGGCCACAACTGGGCTGTCCAGGCCGGGGATGGCGTGCGCCTGACCACCACTACGGGCGCCTGGGTAAAGCTCACAGGGCAGGCCACCGTGCCGGCCGCATGCATCCGCATGGCAATGACTTTCAGAGTCGGCGCTGGGGATGCAACCGATGTGTTCATGGCGGGGCCGGTGGCGCGCAAGCGAGGCGGGCAGGACAACGCCCAGGCCAGCGCGCTGCAGGCCGTGGACGCACGGGTGTCAACCGCCGAGGGGGCAATCTCCAGCCAGGGGTCCGCAATTACCCAGCTCAATAACACGGTCGCGGGCAAGGCGGACAACAGCGCGCTGCAGGCGCTGCAGAGCACCGTGACGCAGCAGGGCACCACGCTGACGTCCCAGGGGCAGGCAGTCACCCAGCTGCAGAGCACCATCGGCGGCATCGGTGGCAGTGGCTCGAACCTGCTGGCAGACGATTACAGCTGGCTTACGTCTACGACACTGCCGGCTACATCGATCGGCAGCGGCGTGACCAGAGTGGGTGTGGCTGTGCCGGAGGCGGATTCTGGGTTTGGGTACCAGGCGGGCAGCAGTGCAAACGGCTTCCTCATGCTGACCCCGACCAACAACCTGGCGGGCTGGAACGTGCGCATTGAGCCTGGCGTGTACCTGGTCTCGATGTACATTCAGTCCAGCGCCCCCACGAATGGGCGGATCTCGCTGTACAACGGAACGCACCGGTATTCGCCGACTATTGCACTGCCCACCACGCGCACCCGGGTGACTTTCCCGGTCACCGTCACCGACAGCGCCAAGGTGGGCATCACCATCTACTTCAACATGAGCGCCGTCGCTGGGCTCACGACCATCATCGATTCGGTGATGATCGAGAAGCGGGTAGGTGAGAGCAACACGCCGTCGCCGTTCGTGGCTGGGCCGTCTGCTCGGGCAGTAAGCGGGCAGGCCACGGCGATTAGTCAGCTGAATACTACGGTCACCCAGCAGGGTACGGCGATCACCGCGCAGGCGGAGCGTGTCGATGGCCTCTATGTTCAGGTCAACCCGGAGATGGAGGGGGATTCGAGTGGTCTGGCAGGCGCTACTGGCAGCTTTGTCGGTGTCTGGACTGAGCAGTCCGCCCGGATCGAGGATGGTATCGCTACGGGCAGGCGGGTTGACACCGTGCAGTCCCAGGTCGAGGTAGTTCAGGGCGCGGTTGATGGAGTGCAAGGCTCCGTGCAGACAGTCAGCGCGACTGTCCAGCAGGTATCCGAGACGGTCGCTGGTGTAGATGGTCGCGTGTCGGCCATGACTACCATCAAGGCCGAGACAATCAGCGGCGGTCGGCGCGTTATGGCAGGCTTGGCGCTAGGGAGCAACGGGGAGACGGCAGAGATTTTGGCCTACGCCCAGCGCTTCGCAATCGTCGACCAGTCTTCTGGGCAGGTGACCCTGCCGTTCGTGGTTTCGAATGGCCAGGTGTTCATCAACCAGGCGGTGATCAATCAGGCGTTCATCCAGAACTTGGTCCTTGGCATGACGCTGAAGTCTCAGGCGGTGAACGCTCAGGGCTTGCCGCTCATTGAAATCAACCTGGTAACCGGTTCGTTCACTGTGCGCGGCCAAGATGCCAATGGATCGACGCTGCTTAACAACGGTGGCCTGTATGTCTATGACGCCAACGGCACCGAGCGAACCGCCGTGGGGAGGCTTACCTAATGGCTGATCTGTATGGGCTCCGGACGCGTGATGCGGCCGGGGCCATCACCCTGGACACGACCATTACCCCAATCCGTTCGCTGAAGATGATGCAGGTAACGGGGAACAACGCACTTGACCAGTACATATCCATACCGGAAATTCAGTCGGCTTCATTTGTAGTCGTAGACGCGCTTTACGATGGCGGCGATACCGCCACATACAGTCCTCAGGCCTGGTACACCCAAGGGCAGCTGCAACTTCGCCGGCCTTTCAATCGGCAATGGCAGGTTATGATCCTTTCACAAGGGGGCGAGCCTTTTTCGGCTCCCGGGAGTTACGGAGTTCGAGCTAGCAACAATAATGTCCGCACTCAGATAGACGCTGTAAATAGAGTGCTGACAGTCAGATATAACGGCTCGCTCAATCTCGGCTTGCAAGGACCGGGGTCTGGAAACTTTATCCAGTGGGGGCAAGTTGATTTTTCCTCGCCTATTACCACGTATGAGCGGCCTCTGATTTTTTTCAACGCTGCAGACTACATGATGATTGGCAGCTTGCGGATAATGGGGGCGCCGGGGAACTGGACCGGCTTCAGGATCAAGGCATACCCCTCGACGCAGGCGCATGGGAACATCGCAAATTATCCAATGGATATTAAGTGGTTTTGCGCGAGTTATATGGTGCCAAATACATCAGCTGGGAATTATGATATTTCTATCAGGGATGCATCTGGGAATCAGCTGTTTCTCACTTCAGCCAATCTATCGTTACTCAATAGTCAGCCGGCGACTAACTCTTTTTACACTGCTGGGACAGCGATCACCGGCGTTGGTTATTACGCGTCCCCGGCGCAGATGCCTTGGACGGGAAATTATAGCGACTATGTACTTGGAAATGCACTGTTTTCCAGTACCAACGTAGGTCAGACAACGCAGCAGGTCAGGCCGAATTTCGGTGGATTCCTGTCCGGAAACCGAAGCGTGCTGCAGATGTATTGTGAGAACCACGATGGTATCAATCCCGCAAGCGTCAACGGCCGCACTCTTTTTGCGTCGCGCCCAATGAAACCTCTCTAAGGAACTTCCAATGGCAAAGCAAGTAATCAACCTTGGTACTGCACCTAGTGGTGCAGGAGGTGACGATCGCCGAAGCGCCTGGGTCAAGGCCATCGCTAACTTCGACGAGATTTACAATTTTATCGCTACAGCGTTCAACAGAGCCAATGTGGTCGGAACAGTCAGCCAGTCCGCAGGAGTTCCCACTGGCGCGCTGATGGAGAGGGGAAGTAACGCCAATGGAACGTATGAGAAGTACGCTTGCGGAACGCTTATCTGTCGACGTGCATTTGCCGTTCTTCGAACAATTAACGTGGCTTACAATGGCGCCTATGCCGCTGAAGGCAATGAAGGCAATAAGCCATTTCCTGCGGCATTTATTGCAATGCCCGCAATTTCGATAACGGCCAACGGAACTGGCGGACCGACAATGATCGGGTATGAAAATGACAGTTTTTCCGATACGACATACACCAATTGGCCCTCTGTTCTACTGTATGGCACCACGCCACGGAGTGCTAGGTATTACACGGTCTGCTACATCGCCAGCGGGAGGTGGTTCTAATGATTATCAAACTTTCACCCGTTCGCTCAGAAGAGCGCATGACGCTTTCGCGCCTCGGCGACATGTTGACCATAAACGGCCTGGCGCTGGACTTCGCCAAGCTGCCGGAAGGCGGCGCACTTCCAGCGCTGGCGATCGGCAGCAGCGACGTGATCGGACCTGTTGAGCGCACTTCTGGCCAGTTGATGCTGACTCTGCGCTTCCCACATAGCGCTGATGCACCGGAAGAGGCGCGCTTCCCGGCGGATATCGTCGACCCCGCCGCCGGCCAAGTACCGCTGCCCGGTGTCAAATTGGGCCCAGAGCAGCCAGCCGCCGCCGGCGTGATCGACTGGTCGCAGGTCATCACTGCCGAGGCCAAGGCCCAAGAACAACAGGAACTGCTCCTGGCCAGTGTCACTTCCGAGATCGCCCAGCGCCGCGGTGCTGCTGACATGGCCATCACGCCGCTGCAGGATGCTGTTGACCTGGAGGAGGCCACTGAGGCAGAGACCGAGCAGCTCAAGTCATGGAAGCGCTACCGAGTGGCGCTGAGCCGTCTGCACGAGAAGGAAGGCTACCCGACCGAAATTGACTGGCCCGCACCGCCGGCCTGACCCCGCAACAAACAAACGACCGCCGCCTGGCGGTATTTTTTTGCCTGGAGAAACCCCATGCCCTTCATCGTCATCAACCGCACCAATGCCCTGGACCCGGTCCGCACCGTTGAATATGCCACCGAGGCTGAGGCAGATACCGCGGCCCGGGAGCTGCTGAAGAGCCAGCCTGGCGCCGAGGTGCTGACCGCCCAGCTGCTCAAGCGCTACTCCGCGCAGGTCCGCGTAACTGCCCAAGAGGCGGCCGACATCGTGCCTGAGGCGCCGGCAGAGGAGGGTGCCCAATGAGCACTCCACGCGGCGTCCGCAATCGCAACCCCGGCAATATCGATTTCAACCCCCGCAACGACTGGCAGGGCCAGATCGGCAAGGAACCTGGTGGCCGCTTTGCCATCTTCGACACCCCCGAGAACGGCATCCGCGCGCTCGGCAAGCTGCTGATCAACTATCGGGGCAAGGACGGCATGCCAGGCGTGGGCGGGAATGGCATCGACACCGTGCTCGAGACCATCAACCGCTGGGCGCCGAGCAACGAGAACGACACCCAGGCCTACGCCGGCGCCGTGGCCAAGCGGATTGGCGTGCGTACCACTGACCCGATCAACATCAAAGACCCGGCCACGCTGCGCGGGATGGTGGTCAGCATCATCATCCACGAGAACGGCGGCAATCCGTACTCGCAGGCGATCATCGATGAGGGCGTGCGGAGAGCGCTGACTGCTTAGGTGTCGAGTGGCGATGGACCTATAATGCGCTGATCGACTGATCGGAGCACGGTGGTGGAGAAACGAACGTTCATTGGGCTGGTGGAGGCGGGCGAGCCGCTCATCAAGCAGGCGATCGAGGCCATGAGGCAGTACCACGCAGCAGAAGCCGCCGGGCTACCAGCTGCAGAGGTGGAGCGATTGCACCTGCTGGCCGAGTCGCTGTTCCAGGCTGTCTCCGACTACCAGCTACGAGTCGTGGCCCAAGCCCGCGGCAAAGATCTTCCCCCACTGCACTAGATCCGCCGATCGGCAATTGCCCACGGCGGGCCCCGCCTATACGATACTGTATTTTTATACAGTATCGGTGCCCCATGTACTTCCTCCTCGTGCGCCGCCGCGTGAATGGCGTGGCCATCCCTTCCGAACAGCTCAGGAAGATCAAGCCCCTGCGCGCCGATATCCACATCGGTGACCACCAGAGTGAGCCATTAGGCCGTGTGGCCACCCAGGCTTGGGTGTTCAACCCGACGCCCGGGCCGGACATCATCCCGCGCCTGCATGACGCTAAGGTCAACGGCATGGCCCAGCTCGGCATGAACATCAATGGGGTTGAAGACATCGACGGCGTGCTCTATGCGCAGTCGTGGTGGTGCAGGGCGGAATGATGAGCAATTTGCCGCGGGCCTGGCTGGCCGAGCTTGATGACCACTTTGCCTTGATCACCGATCCAGACGGACGAGCCGCCGTGCTCGGCGAGATGGCTTATGCCGCTCATCGCCGGCGGGAGGTCAGTGCCGAGGACCTGACCGAAATGCTTGAGGTTGCTGAGGCTGCCAGATACTGGGCGCTGATGGAGCATGAGGAGGCCTATCACATCGGCTTGCTCATGTATGAATCAGCGGAAGAGTGGGAAAGGGACGAGCCAGGACGGATCGTAGTCGGCAGAACGCCTGGGATGGGTGCTTAAGCTGTCTAAAACTGCGCTAAAGCTACTCGGTTTTACTGGGCGAAAGTCGGCCAAACTCGCCAATGCATATTAGACAGCCCCGATGCATAGGCCGCGAACTGCGCGGCCTGAGGTCGTTTTCTTACACTACTGCTGCATTACTGGTGCATTCCGGCATAATCTAGGTGCTGGAGTGCACCCGAGCGTGTGGTGCAAGCCAGGTTTTTCGGATGACCGAAGTGCTCGGCATATGACTCGTGTGAATAACTCGTTAAATCTGGGGGAGGAAAAATGCAAATTGGAGGAAGGAAAATCATTCATGCAGGTGTCTATCACGTGCTTGATGGTGAAAGTATGGAGTTTGATTGCCGGCTACCTGACGATGATGTTCTGCATATCAGATTTTTGTTTACTGATGAGCCCAGCGCGTCCCTTGAAACCTCTGAAATTATTTCTCGTGTCAGCCTTGGCTACGAGTTGGCGGAAGATGGACGAAAAATTAATGTTGCGATTCTAGACTTTAAAAATTTTAATGGTCCTCTTGGGCAAGGGTTAAGGTCGCCATTGATTTTGGCAGTAGCTGAGGGCGGGCAGCTTATAACATTCCTAGGTACCGTATACAAATTTGAGACCTTGAGAAAGATTGAGTTTCAGGTTATGTATGGAGGTGTCGAGTGAGTGGCCTTCCTTCAGTTCCGTCTACATCCATTGAAGTAAATGTAGTTCATAATGTTAGTGCTCAAGATTTGATCTTGATCACGCCGGATCAGCTTGAGTTGATATTGACTAAGCACTTGAATGAACACCAGCGTTCTCAGGAGTGGGAAGCTCCGGCGGGACTCTTCGTGGGCGTAGTATTGGTGTTTTGTACATCAAGTTTCAAAGAGTTTTTGAGTGTTCCTGCGTCAGTGTGGCAAGCACTTTTTATGATCGCAGGCGCTGTGTTTTTATATAAGACAATCAGGGCGGCAGCGAAGGCGCTCAAGGCACCTACAATTGAAGGGTTGATGTCTCGGATTAAGTCTTATAGCAGTACAAAGCAGCCTTGAGCCCGGGAGCGTGGTCCTCCCCACATTTGGTCATGAGCCTGAGCTCTTCGCGATGCACTTTCGCAATGCGATTAGCCTGGTCTGAATAGAAAAAATCGGTTCCAAAACTCAATTGGTGAGCCTTGCTGCATGCGGCCTGTAGGTGCGCTGTTTCGTCTTTGTTTTGGAATCGATTCCGCCTCGCAAGTAGCATGGTTTCTAGATTTATCCCACGGTCTTGAAAACCGTCGATGGGCAACTATCCTAGAGTTCGAATCTCTACGCTTCCGCCACTTTTTTCATCAAAAGCCCCGACTATTCGGGGCTTTTGTGTTTCTGGGATTGGCACAGGGTTGTGGCCACCCGTTGCATGCGGCCGGGGCAAAGTCAGTGCCGGTGTTCATCCCTGGAAGTTGC